GCGGAGGCCATCGAGTTGGCCGAGGCCCGCGCGATCTCCCAGGACCAGTGCCCCGGCATGGTCGTGGTTCCGATGAAGGAGTCGGACCCCGTCCGCACCTGGACGCTGGCCACCGCGGTCGGCTTCCCGGTCCTGATCAACCCCGACCTGACGTTCACTGCGACAGTCGCCTAAGACACAGTCGGTACCCGGCATCCGTGCCGGGTACCGGGCTAGTTCTTGGTGAAGACGAGGAGAAACTTGACATGGCAAAGGAACTGAAGGGCTATGTGACCGTCGCGGACCACACCTACGGGCCGGGCGAGAGCCTTCCGGATGACGTGGACACGTCGGCGCTGGACTCCTCGCTGTTTGAGGACAGTGACCCGGCCGAAGACCACGACAACGAAGAGGTTGCCGGTCCGGGCCAGGTCGGCCCGCCCGAGTCCGACGAGGACCGCAAGGCCCGCGAGGACAAGGAAGCCAAGCTGAAGGCCGACCGTGACCGCAAGGCGAAGAAGCGGGCCGACGACAAGGCCGCGGCCGACGCTGCGGCGTTGAAGGCAGCCCAGGACGCAGAAGCGAAGCGTGCGGCCGAGGGCGGCGGTAACTGATGCCAGCCCCGCGTCGCAACACTCCGGCGCTGAAGGGCATGCCTGCCCAGGGCTCCCGGCCGGCCAGCAAGGGCGGGGTCGTGCCGAACGGGCAGTACCCGACCGTCATCGGTACACACGGAGCGCCGGGCACCGGTGCGCCGTACGTGCCGAACCCCGGCAAGACCACGGTCAACTCCACCCCGGCACCGGGCGCCAAGAAGTAGCCCCACCCGCGATCGACACCCGGTACCGGCTTTTCCTCCCTCGGTGCCGGGTGTCTTGCGCATCAACTATAGAAAAGCTACAGTTATGGAACAGGCAGACACCGGGAGGAAAAATGAAGGTCAAGATCACGGCTTACATCACGCTGGATCCGGCGGAGTACTTCCCGATCGGGGGGGCTCACGATCCTCAGCGCACACGAATCCAGGCGCAACGGCTGGACGCCTCGGCGGAGAGCAAATGGGTGTACTGCTTCGGCCCGAAGCTGCTCCGTAACGGCAAGCCGAGCGGTGCTCGCAACAGTTGCGTGATGCTGGAGCTGAGCGGCCTTCCCGAGCAGGTGCAGGGGCTGGCCCGTGCGGCGCTGGCGCCGTACCAGGTAGAGCCCGCCGGTGCTGAAGCGGCCCGGCAGGCGGCACTCGGATGAGCGACACCGCAGAGAGCATCCTTGTCCTGATGGCCATTGTCCAGACTGTCCTGCTGCTGGCCGCCGTCGGCCTGCTGGCCAGCATCTCCAACCGGAGGCGGTGATGGGCAGCCCGATCTGGGCTTACCGGAGGCCCAGCGCGTTCTGCAGCCCGCTCGAAAGAACGCATCGGAGGCATCTGAAGCGCAAGCGCAAGGTGAAGGCCTGCCCGTTCTGCCGGCCGCACACCGTCTGATTCCGCCTACACTGACCCTGACCAACACACCGGGAGGGGTCAGTATGGCGTTCACGGGTGCAGACCTGGCGTACCTGCGGACCCGGCTGGGGTCCACAGTCAACGAGGACACCAACCCCGAGGTGACCGACGACCTCGAAGAGCGGTTCGCGCGGCTCCTGAGCCTGCCCCTCGTCGTGGTCGAGGTCCTGCAGCAGCGGCTGGCGGATGTCGCCAACGCGGCTGAGAACCCGCTGAACTACACGATCCCCGGCGAGTACTCCCAGGACGCCTCCGCCAACGTCGCCTTCCTGAAGGAAGCGCTGGCTGACGCGCGGGACGAGGCCGGGGTGAACGCGCCCGGCAGCCTGCTGACCGCCGTACGGGCGCCGCGTAGCCGCTGGCGGCGGTAGTGCCCACCCAGCAGCCGAAGGCCGCCATCGCCGCGATTGAGGACCTGCTGCTGAAGGTCTACGCCAAGGCCTGGCAGGACATCATGGACTTGCAGGAGCAGATCGCCGCGGACCCACTGAAGTGGCGGCGTCGGCGCCGGCTCAACGAGCTGCTGAAGGCTGTCGAGGACAAGATGGCCGATCTCGATGTGCGCACCCGGGCCTGGGCAACCAGTGAGTTGGTGCGCCCGTACGCGCTCGGGGCCGCAGCCGGAGCAGTAGAGCTCGGGGAATCGGCGGCCGCCGTTTGGACGCAGCTTCCCGAGCAGGCCATCTCCCGAATCGCCACGGACACCCTGGACGATCTGCTCAAGTCGACCCGGTACGTACGGCGTACGACCAAGGCGCTCATCCGGGCGATCGGCAAGGACGAGATCCTCGCCAAGCTCACTCGGGGCGACACCGCCGTGCAGGCCGGCCGGAGGATGGCCCAGATCCTGGCCGATAAGGGCATCCACGCGATCCGGTACAAGGACGGCTCGATGCACGGGCTGAAGGAGTACGCGGAGATGCTGGTCCGCACCAAGACCGCTGAGGCGTACAACCTCGGTGTGCTCGAATCCCAGGAGGTGCTCGGGGTCGAGTTCTGGGAGATCTTCGACGGGGCCGGCTGCGGGCTGACCTCCCACCAGGACCCGGTCAAGGCGCTCGGACGGATCGTGGACAAGGCGACTGCGGAGAAGTACCCGATAAGTCACCCAAACGCGATTATGGAGGGATCGCAGGTGCTTTCTGTGGGCGGCATTCGTGCTGCTTACCGGGCAGAGTGGTCAGGCCCTGTGTACGTCGTACGGACGGCGGCTGGATCGAGGCTCACCGTCGGTCCTAATCATCCAGTGCTCACCGTACGTGGGTGGCTTCCTGCCCGCAGTCTTCGCGAAGGAGATCAGGTACTTCGCAGCACCGTCCATCGGCAGATCCCGGTGCTGTCGGCTGATGTGCACCTCGATGAGGTGCCAGCCAGCGTTTCGGATGTCTTCGCGACGCTGCGGCATCTGGGCGCGCACTCGCGGGTTGTACCCGCCTCCGACGATCTCCACGGCGATGGGGAATTCTGTCAAGGCGAAGTCGATGTTGTAGCGGTTGCAGAGGCTTTTCTGCCGTACGAAGAGCAAGCCCGTTCGGGAGAGGGTTTCAGCCATCAACTCTTCGTGCCGACTGCTGTGCGAGAGAGAGCGTTCCGCGGACTCAGCACGGCGCCTTTTCGTTTGCTCGGTGTCTCGTTGCCCGCGCCGAGCACGATGCGCAGCATCGACGGTGATCCGGTAGCTGGATCTTGGTCTAATTTTGATTCCGCACTCAGTGAGGCGCTTGCGTATGACGCTGCTAGAGCAGCCGATACGACGAGCCAAATCCTGGGCCGAAGTGCCAGCGAGATAGAGCTGGACCAAATCATCGAAATTCGGTATGTGGAGTCTTGGACGGGGCATGCCTACGACCTCGAAACTGGAACGGGCGTGTACTGGTGTGACGGTATTCTAGTCCACAACTGCCGCCGTGCATATGGCGCCCGCCCGGACATCCACACGAAGCTAGGTGCTGAGGCAGCTTCACCATCCGTCACCAAGGACCAGGTGGCCGACAACCTGGCAGCCGATCAGGCACGCTCCCGGGCGCAACAGGCCCGCCGTTACCGGATGCGCGCACGCCACGCGCCACGCCCGGCGCAGCGCCAGGCCAAGGCCACCACGATCACCGCCGCGCGCCGCGGCGACGTCAATGTACCGACCAAGCGCCGCAAGCGCCGATAATGGCGCCATGACCGACACGCAGCCAGTGAAGATCGCCTGGGCATCGCCGTACAAGGCTCCGACCGTTCTGGTCGGGCAGACCCTGGTCACCGATGCCAGCCGGGTCACGGTGGACTGTGTCGCCGGCGAGCCACCGAAGATCTTCCTGGAGTTCGCAGAGCAGCCGGTCGAGGACCTGAATCTCGAAGGCGTCGTGCACGTCGTGAAAGAGGTCGCCGCCGATCCGCTGGAAGCCGTGGGCGGATTCCTGGACGAGATCGACCCGGCCGAGCTCGACCGCTGCGTCCTGGCCGCCATGGAGATGGGCGGCCCGCAGACCTACGGAGCCGCCACTCTCGAAGTGATGAAGGGGTGGGCGCGTGGCGATTAACCTGGAGCCCGCCCGGCACAAGGTCGAGTCCTTCATGACGGAGACCTGCGACGTCATCGCGCCCGGCGCCGTGCATGCAGCCACGGTCGATCCGGTGACGCTGGAGCTGATCTACCCGGATGCCGTAAAGCTGTACTCCGCCGGTGCCTGCAAGATCAAGGACATCATGGCCCAGTCGTCCCGCGGCGGCACCAGCACGTCGGCCGAGGGCGGCAACCAGTTGCTCATCGTCGGGACCAAGATCGACTTTCCGATCGGAGAGGTCGGCAACGGCTTTCCCGAGGGGTCGCTGATCATCTGCCTGAGCTCGTTGCGGATGCCGCAGATGGTCGGCGCGCACTACCTGATGCGACAGTCCGCGCTGAAGACCTTCGCCATCCAGTACTCCGTGATGGCCGATCGCCGCAAGCAGGTGGACCCGTGAGCGAGGTCTACTTCACGCTGACGGGCGCACAGGAAGCTGTCGCGATGCTGACTGGTGCCCGGAAGAAGGTCGGGCCGGCGCTGGACAAGCTGGTCAACCACCACGGCATGCTGCTGCGGACCCGGGTCATGGCGAAGGCGTCCGGCCGCCCGGGGCCGCGCGCGATCACCGGCGACTACCGGCGGTCCTGGCAGCACAAGCACACCGGAGGCGGCAGCATGTCGCGCTCCGAGGTCGGGACCAACGCCGTGCAGGGCCGACGGCTGGAGTACGGCTTCAACGGATCAGACTCGCTCGGCCGGGTGTATTGTGCCGACATGGAAACAAAAGCCTTGACCCAACGCGGCTGGCTAAGTGGCGATGAGATCACTATTGGTGATCAAATCATGACACTGAACCCTGATACTTGGATGTCGGAGTTTCAGCCGGTTCTTGCCGTGAACAAGTTTGCAGATCAGAGCGTCGCTGTTGTCGAGGCACGTACTCTCTCGCAGGCCACTACGGACGACCATCGTTGGCTGGTCGAGCGCTACTACGCGCGGAAAAAGATGTGGGTGCGGGAGTGGCGGACGACGAAAGACATGCCGCCGAATGTCCGGGTGCCGCTTGCAGCGCCCCGACAGGACCTTCCAGTGCATGCGACGGTGGAAGACGCCGTCGTGGAGATGGTTGGTTGGTTCTGGACCGAGGGCAGCTACGGCTGGCGGACTGGTAAAGCAAGAGAACATGGGCCGACGTACGCCAACATCTCACAGTCAAATCGCGCTAATCCGGATAAATGCGCGCGTATCGACGCGGCATTGCTGCGTCTGTTCGGCCCGCCGGCTCCTTTTGCTGCTGGAGGGCACTGGCACTGCAGGGAGCGAGGGGACGGCGTCAGAACGTACACCCTGGATCGAGCTGCCGTCTGGCTTCTTGCTCGGGCAGTTTCTTCCCCGGACAAGGAACTTCGTCCGGAGTGGCTGTGCACGCTCACGCAGGGGCAACTGGACTTGCTGATTGACGTCTCCATGGCGGCTGATGGGCATGTCGATAAGAGCGGAGTAGCGCGTCTTTGTCAGGCAAACGAAGACCGAGCAGATAGTTGGGCGATGGCTCTAGCGCTAGCAGGTAAGGCACCTGTAACGCGGAGAATAGAACGCGCACGCGGCGGTGTTGAGTGGGCTACAACTACGCTCCGCACCGCGTATTCGCACGGATTCGGATCTGCGCTCCGGAAGGACAGGGGGCATTCTTCGGTGCAGCACAGGCGCGCAGATGTTTGGTGCCCGACTACGGCCAACGGAACATGGCTTGCCCGTCGAAACGGGACGGTCTACTTCACAGGCAACTCGCAGCCGCCGTTCCCGCATGCCCGGCCTGCTTTCGACGAGACTGCACCCGGCTTCGAGGCTGGCGGCGTGGCGCTGATTGCGGGGCTGTTCAAGTGACGGAGACGCCGAGCAAGTCCGAGGTCACCGACTGGATTCTGGAGCTGGTGGGCGATCTGCTGCCGGGTGCGCAGAAATGCGGCGATCACCGGGCGGAGTTTCCCGAGGCCTCGCCAGGTGTAGCCGGGCCGCCTGTCTACCCGTACAACGTGCTCTACTCGATCCCCGGCGGCTCGATCGGCGGCCCACCGCTGGGGCAGGCCCAGGGAGATGCCCGGTTCGCCTACCAGTTGGATTCCGTGGGGAAGACCCGCAAGCAGGCTGAGATGGCCGCGGACCGGGCACGCAACTGGCTCGTTGGACGTGGCCCGGACGGCGTGTTCGTCGTGGTAAAGGGCGATCCGGACAACGTGCATATCCATGACAGAATCGTGGACGGCACCCCCGGCGCACCTCTGCAGGAGGGACAGCCACCTAACGAGGTGTTCACCGTGTCGGAAACCTACGGGATCGACGTCTCGGTGAGATGACCGGAAGGAGTACGAAATGGCCTTGATTCCTGAGGCGCTGGCGTCCGGAGGCGGCACTGCGAGTGCCCCACGGCCGCCGGTCAGCGGCGATACGATCGCCAACCCCAGCCCGACCACGAACCTGGTGGTGAAGAACGTTTTGGGAGGCGCCCTTTCCGTGACAATTCTCGGGAAAAAGGTGTGCAGCCAGGGTGGACTGCATGACCTGGTGGCGTCGGTTGCAGCGGGCGCTGAAGAGGTCATTGGCCCGATCGACAGTCGGTACGCGGACCCGGTCACCGGCTTGGCCACGGTCAGCCTCTACTCCCCCACCCCGACCGGCTGCACTGTGTACACCACCAGGGTCTAGGAGGCTCTCCGATGAAGATGGTTCACCCTGAAATCCAAGCGGCTGGAGAGGTTGCCAGCCTCGATGCGTTCCGGCAGATCTACGCCCCGCGCGGCTGGCAGCTGATGGACGAGTCGACGGAGTTCGCCAACGACCAGCTCGGCCGGTTCGTCCGGGATGCCTCGAAGACCAACGCCGAAGAGGGCGGCCTGACCAAGGACGAGGCCCGCGCGCTGATCGCCACCAAGGGCGGCGACTACCCCGACGCGGACGCCACCGATTCCGACGTGCTCGACGGCTACCTCGGCATGTTCGGCACCCGCCGTCCCCGACCGGCCGCGGCCACCGAGAGTCCGGCCGGCGTGCCGATCAAGCTCTACGACCCGTCTGAGCACACCGTCGACGAGGTCACCACGTACCTCGCGACGGCCGACACCGACGAGCAGTTGCGTGTCATCGAGGCGGAGGAGGGCGGCAAGAACCGGGTCACCATCACCGGTTGGACCCCGCCGGATCCCGACGAAACCAACCCCGCCCCGGCGGACAACGCAGGACAGGAGTAAGACATGGCTCGCTACTTCCGCCGGGGCATCTCGAAGACCAAGTGGCTGCCGGCTCAGGCTGGTGCCAGCCCCACCCGTCCGGAGATCACCGCCGGTGTGGATCTCTCGCCATCGGTCAACGCGATCAACGGGTTCCAGTTCAGCAACTCGCCGATCGCCACGCCGGACTTGTCGGACAACTTCGATTCGCAGATCACCGGCCCGGACACCGCCGGAGACAGCTCGATCGATTTCTACGACGATGACACGTCGACCGTGGTCCGGACGGCGCTGGCCAAGGGCACCGCGGGCATCGCGCTGCTGATGCCGTACGGCGACGTCCCGACCAAGCGGTGCGAGTCCTGGTACGCCACCAGCCTCGGGGTCAACGACGCCTGGAGCATGGACGCGGTTGCGGCCCTGTTCAACGTCCAGTTCGCCATCACCAAGCGCCCAAACCAGGCCGGGGTCATCCCGGCCTAGCTATTCGGCGCAGCCCGGCGCGCGGCTGCTCTACAGTCTGAACCGAGGTCCCTGACGGGCCTCGGTTCAGTCGTTTCTGGGAGGAAACATGACGAAGTTGACCAAGGCAGCGCTCAACCGCAAGAAGCCGGTGACGGATGAAGTCCTGATCCCGGCCGACGACGCGCAGGCGAAGCGCCTGGAGCGGGCCAAGGACAAGCTGTCCACGGTCGAGCAGGCGCTGCAGTTGGCCGAGATGGGCGACTCCGGCACGGAGGACGCACAGGTCAGGGTCCGGAAGGCCGAAGAGGCGCTGGCCGCGGTCAAGGCGGACATCCGCAAGACCGGGACGGCGTTCGATCTTGTCGGGGTCGGGCGGATCCGCTGGGACGAGCTGCTCCGGGAGCACCCGCCTACCGACGACCAGCGCAAAGAGGACGAGGAGAAGGGCGGCTTGCCGCGGACCTTCAATCCGAAGACCTTCTGGCCGGCACTGCTGGCCGAAACCGTGGCCGAGTCCGACCTGACGGCCGACGACTGGCGCAAGGAGGTGTTCGAGTCCAGCAACTGGGGTCCGGGTGAGCTCGAAGAACTTCGCAACCGCGCGTCGGCGGTCAACCAGGGAAGCAGGATCCTCGAACTGGGAAACTGATCAGGGACGACTACCTGCTGAACGAGCAGCTGTCGTACGTCGTCCCGCTCGGCATCCCGCACTCTCATTTCCTCGGAGGTCCGAACGTCTGGACCGAGCTCGATCAGGACAAGGCACTGGCCTGGAAGCGGGACCAGCGCCTGATCTGCCCAGGCTGCCGGACTCGCAAGGAAGAATGGGCCAAAGACCGGGACGCGTTCATAGGCAACATCGATCAGTGCCCCGGCTGCGAGGTGGTGGAGCAGGAACGGGAAAACGCCTCCCAGATGAAGGTTCGCGGCCTGAAGATCGGGCTGGTCCCGAAGGAGTTCGCCAAGACCGGTGAAGAGCTAGGAGCCTGACATGGCTGGTGCGGCCAAGACCCTCACGCTGGAGTTGATCGGTAAGGACCGCAACGTCGGCCGGATGTTCGATGACACCGGCCGCAGCGTGGATTCCTTCCAGAAGAAGGTAGAGGGGTCCAACCGCAGCCTGTCCCTGTCCAAGATGGCCGTGGCCGGCGCAGTGGCCGGGGTTACCGCGCTGGCAGCCGGCCTGACGTACGCCATCACGAAGGCCGTCGCCTTCGACAAGGCGATGCGCAACGTCAATTCACTGAGCAAACTGAACGAAACGCAGTTTGCGGCCATGGAGAAGCAGGTCATCTCCATGTCCACGAAGCTGCCGCAGAGCGCCACCACCCTGGCCGAGGGGCTGTACGACATCGCCTCGTCAGGCTTCCAGGGTGCAGACGGCATCAAGGTGCTGGACGCCGCAGCCCGAAGCGCTTCGGCGGGTCTGACCACCACCGCCACCAGCTCGAAAGCGATCACCGCAGTACTGAACGCCTACGGCCTGAAGGCCAAGGATGCGGCCGATGTCTCCGATGTGCTGTTCTCCACGGTCAACCTAGGTGTCATCTCGTTTGATGAGCTCGCCAACAACCTCGGTGATGTGGTCGGCGCGACGGCGGCGGCCAAGGTCGGGATCGATGAGGTCGGCGCGGCCATCGCGACCATGACACTATCCGGCATCAAGGGGGCTCAGGCCACCACCTCCCTGAGCAGCCTCACCACCAAACTGGTGCAGCCGAGTACCGCGCTGGCCGAGCTGTACGACAAGCTCGGGTACAAGTCCGGCGCTGCGGCCCTGGAGACCAAGGGCCTGCACGGTGTCATGGAGGACCTGCGGGTTGCGACCGGCGGCAACATCACCACGATGCTGCAGCTGTTCCCGGACATCGAGGCGGCCCGCGGTGCGCTGGCGCTGATGGCCAACGACGGCGCCAACTACAACAAGGTTGCCGACCAGATCACCGACAAGACCAAGCGCATGGGCGCGACGCAGGCTGTTCTGGATGAGCAGATGAAGGGCGTCTCGGCCCAGTGGCAGCTCTTCACCAACAAGATCGACGCCGCTGCCGTCACTGTGGGCGTGGCGCTGCTACCGAAACTGACCCAGGGCATGAAGACCGCGCAGGACTTCGGCGGTGCCGTCGCCAAGATGGCTATGGAGCTGAAGGACAAGGGAGCCTCCGGGCTCGATGCCCTGGGCGCCAGTGCGCAGAACGTTGCCCAGTTCCTGGAGGAGCTCGGCAAGACCGTCATCTCCGCCGGCAAGGCGATCGGTGATGCCGTCGGGGACGACGCGGTGCAGACCTTCAACGATCTGGCGTCGGCGCTGGAGAAGGTCACCGGATTCGCGCTCAACAACCAGGGCGCCATTATCGCGCTCGGCCTGGCGTACGGCGTGCACGCGCTCGGAGGGGTCCAGGCGCTGAACGCCGGGATCTCGATCCTCGGAGCCGGGCTGAGCAAGTCGTACGACTTCATCGCCAGCGTCTTCACGCCGCGGCTGGCCGAGGGTGCCGATGTGTTCGACAAGCTGGGGAACAAGGCCAAGGCCGCCGGATCCAAGGTCCAGGCTGCGTTTGTCGAGTTCGCGCCCGCCGCTGCGATCGGCGGTGTTCTGGCGTTGGCGGTCACCGCCTGGCAGGGCTACTCCGAGGCGGCTGATCGCGCCGGGGACATCACGAAGGGCACCCAGCAGGTCATTTCATCATTCAAGGTGGATGAGCTCGCGATCGAGCTGAAGAAGGCCCAGGACTACATCAGCGAGTTCAACACCCAGCTGGCCGATTTCGGCAGCAAGGACAACAAGATCGACCTGTCTACGTTGTTCGACGTCAAGGACAACTACAAGCTGTTGGGAATGTCCGACAATCTGGGGAAGGTCCAGGCATCTGCCGACGCCACAGCGCAGCGCATGGGCCAGTTGCAGTACAACACCGTCGAGCTGTTCAAGGTGATGGGGAAGCCGCTTCCCGACGAGGCTAAGTGGATCAATGACGTGCAGGGCGCGAACGGGGCTGCTGCGCAGGCAGTCGCGATGGGCCAGATGAGTTCCGTTCTGGATCAGCTCGGCCCGAAGCTGAAGGCCGCCGGCGTCGACATGGGCGCGGCCTGGAGCACCCAGCAGTTGACCAACGCCTACAGCGCCCTGAACAGCGTGAAGACCGGCACCGACCAGGCTGCCGATGCGCAGTCCGCATTGATTGAGGCGATGGGCGGCACGGAGGATGTGCTGTCCACTGCCGCCGATGCGGCCAGCAAACTGCAGACCGCGCTGGACGGCCTGATGGGCGCTTCGCTGGGCGTCGACAAGGCGCAACTGGATTGGCGGAACGGGCTGGCGGCGCTGAACGTCGAGTTGGCGAAGAACGGCCCAACGCTTTCGTTCAACACGCAGAAGGGCCGTGACAACCGCGAGGCCGTCATTGGGCAGGTTGAGGCCCTGCAGGGCATGCTGGTTGCCAATGCCAACGCCGGCCAGTCGCAGGAGCAGCTGTCCGCCACGCTGATGGGCGGCCGGGATGCGCTGATCAAGGCCGGTGCCGCGGCGAAGATCCCGAAGGACGCGATGGTCGCGCTCCTGGCCCAGTACAAGCTGACTCCGGATCTGGTGCAGACCCTGATCAAAGAGTCCGGCGCCAAGCCGACGCAGGCGAAACTGGCGGAACTGGCGGCCGAAGCAGACCGGCTCGGCGCGAAGAAACCGAAACCGAAGGTGAGCGCGGAGACCACCGCCGCGCAGGCCCGTCTGAACTCGGTGCAGTCACGGCTCGACTCGATCGACGGAAGGCATGCCTCCGCCTCGGTGAGCATCACCGAGAACACGTACAAGAACATGATTGAAACCGTCGTCCACAAGGATGTTGGCGTCCGGGTCGGGGCAGACGGGTTCATCTCCTACGCCAACTCCTACGCGAACGGGAAGCTGCCCGGCCAGGCGATGGTCATGGCGCCGAAGGGCGACGCCGGACTGGTCCAGTGGGCGGAGAAGGAAACCGGCGGGGAGGCCTTCATCCCGTTGGCCAAGTCCAAGCGGCAACGGTCGGAGAAGATCCTCGGTGCGGTGGCCGACGAGTTCGGCCTGGTGCTAGGGGAGAAGTTCGCCAGTGGCGGATTCAGGTATCCCGCGTTCAAGTACCCCGCGTTCAAGTATGACCCGAAAGGCGGGGCACGGACCCAGCAAAGCCGCCAGTACCTGGCGGACAAGGCCTCCAAGTACACCGAGTACCAGAACTCCCGGTATGCCGCGTACGAGGACTACAAGGACCGGGTGGCGCTGACTGCCGCGAGCAAGGCGGGCTTCACGCCTGGGCTGACGGCCGCCGACACCTTCACCAGCCTGGGTGACTCGGCGGAGAAGCGTGCGCAGGCCAGCGCGGAGCTCCGTGCCAAGAATTCCCGCAGCCCGAGCGACGACGCGGCCGACTACTACAAGAAGCCGAACATCTCGCTGAAGGAGTACATGGCTTCACTGAAGTTGGCTGAGGTCTACCAGCGACAGTGGAACACGACCCTTCGGAACCTGTCGACCAACGTCGGGTCCGATGTGGTTATTGCGCTGCAGGCTATGGGCGACCAGGGCGAGGCGATCATCAGAAAGATGGCGACCTCTTCCGTGGCCGACATGAAGAAGATGGCCGCACAGATCCGGGCCATGAACTTCACCAAGTTCTTCTCCGACACCGCATCCGACGTGAAGGGCCAGGCCCAGTTCCAGGCCAACCTGCAGGCGCTGGTCAAGATGGGCCGGGCAGACCTGGCCAGCCGGTTCGAGGAGATGGGATACGACAGCGCGGCGGGGCTGGCGGCCACTGCTGTCACCTCACCGGGCAGCACCCTGACGCAGCTCAACAATCTGCTTGCGCAGCAGGCCAACCTGAACGACCCGAAGATGAAGGATGCCTACAAGCTCGCCGGCCTGATCCAGAGCTCCGGCGGCAAGCTCGGGGTCATCGGGCTGTCGAAGTCGTCCGGGATGGCGATCGGTGACGTGCTCGGGCTGCTGACGCAGTACAACTCCCAGGTGTTCGGCAGCATCCCGGCCGCGGCGATGAAGCAGATCAACATCGACCAGGCCCTGCTGAAGGCCGGCAAGCAGCCGAGCGGGCTGGCGATGGGCGCTATCGTCCGAGGCTCCGACACCGGTTACTACTGGGGCGAGCCGAGCTCCGGAGGTGAGTCACTGATCCCGCACGGGCTCGACCGGCGCCAGCGCGCGCGCGACCTGTGGCACGAGACCGGGCGGATCATCGGCGCCTCTGCAGCGGGAGGCGGGTCGGGTTCGGTCAGTATCTCTCCGGGCGCGCTTACGATGACCATCAACGCACCGCAGGCCAACGCTACCGCCGGCGAGATCAAGACGGTGGCGCAGCAAGTCATGACCGACGGTATGGGCCAGTTGGTTCGGCTGATCACGAGCGGAAGGCGCTGACATGGGCGGCACGCTCACACTCGCTCCTGACGGGTTCATCGCAACCAAGACCTTCGGGTGGGTCGTGGTCGGCGGAGGCACGCTGAACAGCGCCGTGGCGGATGCGAGCGACGCGACGTACATCACCGACACCACGCCGGGCGCGGCGAACACCCGGATCACCTGGACACTGGCGACCAGCGCACTGCCAGCCGGCGCAGCGGTGAAGTATTCCTACCCGGTGATCCGGAACTCGCAGCCAACCGGTAACCGGCAGCTGAACATGTCCCTGGGGACCTACAACCCTCCCGACGGTGTCTCGTACCAGTCGGCGGCGAAGGTCTGGACGCCGGTGGCTGGGATCGCAGACACCTCCGGTACGGCGGCCGGGGCGGTCCCACAGTCGCGTTCTCAGGGCGTCGTGGACTTGCTGATCATCTCGGTGCTGCAGACCCCCAGCAGCGCCTTCGCTGAGGACCATCGGCTGTACAAGGTGGACGGCAAGGTGGTCTATGTCGACTCACCACTGGCCAGTGGTGCCACGCTGTTTCCTGCGGCGGCCAACACGCTGACCACCCGGCCCGGGGTGCAGTGGACCTACAACAGCGTGGATGGCTTTATCCAGTACGAGTACCGCGTGGCGCTGTGGAAGCTGTCAGAGCTGACCCTGCACACCGGAACGCGCGCCGGTTTCGAGGCGGCTCCCGCTGACATCTTCGACAACGCCAGCTTCACGGGCACCGACGCACTCCAGCACTCCGCGGTCTGGCGGACCAACGGCGGAGTTGCGGGTTCCTGGATGGTCGGGCCGGACACCAATGTCACTCCTGACGTTGACCTGGACGGAACCAGCCAGTACGTCTACTACATCCAGGTGTCAGCGCTGCACGTCAACGAGCGTCTCGCCCACCCGACCGCGTTCAACAGCCTGGACTTCACCCAGGCCATCACCGTTCCGACGCAGCCGAGCGCGATTACCCCGACCTGGCAGCGTGACTTCCAGTTCCGGACCCAGGTCCAGGTCACTGTCCCGTCGGCCACGCTGGGCTCCTGGTCGGGCCGCAAGGTCTACGTAGAACGGCGGATCGTCGGTACGCCGGTCACGTCCTGGATGGCTCTTCCGGTAGGGGTTCAGGAAGCCGGAGCCGGCGCGGGAACCCTGACCTTCTGGGACACCCTGCCAGCCGTCAACAGGACGCTGGAGTACCGGACTCGGGCGGTCTACTGGAACGCACTCGGTTACACCTCTACCAGCACCTTCCGGACCAGCGCCTCTGTCGTGGCGGATTTCGTCGGGTTCGTACTGCGTGACCCTCTGGATGATGACAGCGCGGTGGTCTTCCGGATCCTTGGAGATCTCAAGGCCAACCAGGAAGAGACCCAAGGCAAGTTCCAGCCCCTTGCCGCCAAGTTCCCGGTGGTCGTTTCCGACTCGATCCGGGGCAGGTCCTGGTCGGTCGACGTGCGGGTCAAAGACCTGATCACCGAGCAGTTCATCGACGCGCTACGGGCCAAACAGTCACCGCTGGTGCTGCACACCGACATGACCGACACCTGGTACTGGGTCCGGATCGGCCCGACCATCGGCAAGACGGTGTTCCGGCAGTCCGACCGGCGCGACGCGACCAAGCGGGAGCAGGTGTGGTCCATGGATCTGATCGAGGTCAACGCGATCCCCGGGCAGCCCCAGGTGTACTTCTGATGTACGGCTACCCGACAGGTGCTGACGCCAACGGGCTGCCGATGCCGTACTGGGAGATCCTCGGTCACGACCATGTGGTGAACATCTTCTGCCAGATCGAGGACGCGCAGGGCAGCGTCCTGTCCTGGCAGTTCGGCGTGGAAGGCGGAGACGTCACCATCGACCGGACGGCCCAGTTCCGGCGATCCTGCAAGATTGAGGTCACACCGTATGGTGCAGCCGGGGTGATCAAAGACACCACCGTGCTGGAGCAGCTCACTGCCTCGCTGATCCCGAAGGACGGCAAGGATGCTTTCGCGCCGTATGGCAACCAGGTCCGGCTTTGGTACGGGATTGAGATTCCGGGGTATACCAACACCGCGCTCAACAGCAACTTCTACACCTGGCAGCTCGGGGTGTTCCGGCTGTCGGATGCCGATGTCACCGACGACGGAACCCCTCGGCTGACCATCCAGGGTTACGACCATTCCAGGACGATCAGCCGGAGGAAGAACACCATTCCCTGGATTGTTGGGGCAGGCACCAACTACGGTGATGCGATCTTCGCTTTCTGCCTGGATCGCCTTCCTACGTTGACGACCAAGCCGCACACCGTCACCGCCGTCACACCGCAGATCATCGTGGATGCCGAGTCCGATCCCTGGAAGACGGTCACCGAGTGGGCGGCAGCGATTGGGTCTGAGGCGTACTTCGACCGCGATGGGGATCTGGTGATCGCGGAAGAGCCGGACCCGGCGACCGACCCGGTCACCTGGACCTATGACGATGGCGAGACCAACCCGAACGCCGTCCTGCTGTCGACCAGCCGGAGCATGTCAGACGACCCGGGGTACAACGGGATCGTGTTGACGTCGGAGTCCAACACCCTGCTGGCGCCGGTCCGGGTCGAGCTCTGGGACGACGACCCCGACAGCCCGACCTTCGCGCTCGGGGACTACGGCAAGATCCCGTACTTCGAGTCGAACCCGCTGGTGATCGACGCCGCACAGGGTCTACTGGCCGCCAACGCCAAGCTCCTGCAGATCCTGGGAGGCACCGAAACCCTGAACTTCGCTGCCATCCCGAATCCAGCGCACGAGGCGGGAGATCTGGTCCGGGTGATCCGGCCACTGTCCCGCACCGACACCACCAGCATTCTGGACTCGTTCACGATCCCGCTGTCCGTGGCGGACACCATGACGGTCAGGTGCCGTGAGCGCCGGTCCTCGGAGCAGGTCAGCGGAGGGTTGGTCTGATGGCGGGCAGCGCGGGGCAGAGCGTCGTCAGGTCGGCCGAGCTACTGGCCGGTGTGCGCGCCGACACAGGCCTGCAGCGCTTCGCACAGAAGCTGCTGACCAAGACCGATCCACCCGGTACGCCGTACTCCAAGGTCCGGCTCGGGTTCGTCACCGGCTACGACCCGGCCACCCACACCTGCACTGCGAAGATCGGGGACCAGACAGTATCGGTCTCCGGCATCCCGATCCTGGCCGGAGCAACCCCGGTGCTGAATGCCGCCGGCCAGTTCCTGCAGGTCAGCAGCGAGAGGACAACGCAGTACACCCTGATCGGAATGCTTCTGCAGGCGCCGGGGTCGTTCCGCATCCGGAAGACGGCGGATCAGGTGGTAACCAACTCGGCAACTGCTGTGCAGGACACGCATTTGAAGTTTTACGGACTGGCTGGGCGGTCGTATATCTACGATGTTTTGCTGCTGGTCGCGCAGAACGGCACCACTCTGCTTTCTGATGTCAGGGCTGGGTGGATCATGCCTAGCGGTGCCACATTCTCTGGAGGCGCTATCGGGCCGATCTCTTCGTTGGCGGCATCTGCAAGCGGTTCCGAGTCCACAGGGGCGGGCTCTAACTGGCGAGCACAGGTGAACACAGTTGGAACTTTCCCGTACGGCACTGACCCGCATCCAACCGGCCCCGATCCGACAGACAACTACCCCATCATGGTCCGGATGCAGGGTTCCCTGAAGCTCAACAGCACAGCAGGGTGGTGTTACGTGGCTTGGGCGCAGCAGACCGCCCAGCCCAGCATTAACACCACAGTTAAAGAAGGATCCTTCCTAAAGGTAGACATCACCTCCGAGTAGCCCAGGACCTCGGGTCTGACTGCGGCGTTGCTCTGGGCAGATCAGTCCCGTTTCCGTGTGAGACTGGTTACCGAGTAACTACAGTCTGGGGAGGTTGGCACGTGCGTGTCTGGATTCGGGCCTATCTCCCACTACTTGTCCGCCTGCTGCGGGGCATCCAGTACGCCGGCCTGACCGGTGCAGGCGTGTGGCTGCTGACCACACCCACCGAGCTTCTCCGGACAGCACTCGGGACCGTCGTCTACATCTGGGCCGCCTGCATGGTGCTCGGAGGGACGCTCTGCGCGATCGGGACTGCAACGAAGCTTTGGGCCGGGGAGTTCACCGGGCTGGTGCTGCTGATCACGGCGAACTGGATCTGGGGAGTCGCGCTGATCGGCGCCAGCCACACCTCCGCCAAGTACGGGGTGGTGCTGGTCGCCTGGGGGTTCGGGCTGGTCGCGCGTGAGCTGGAGATCTTCGCCACAGCGAGAGGGGCAGCGACGGCGGCCAAGCAGCGGAGGAGACGGGGGGATCAGCGGTGAGCGACTTCCTCAAGTTCATCATGGGCGGCGGCCTGGTCCTGTTCCTGGGGGCTATCGGCGGCGCTGTGAAGTGGCTTGCCGATGGAGCCAGCCGGCGCGAGGACAAGGCCGAGACGCAGATCAAGAACTGGCAGCGCGACACTGTCAACAGGGCCACCTGGGAGGCCCTGCAGCACGACTGGTGGCGAGAGAAGGCCAACAAGAACGAGCGGGTGATCGTCGTCCAGCTCGGTGAGGACAAGGTGCCGAGGATGCGCACCTATCCGAAGAGGCCCAAAGACGAAGAAGCTGATGCCGAGACGAAAGCCGTAGACCGATGACCGTGGACGAGGAAGTGCGACCGGACGCCGAAGAGCGGATGGCAGAGATACCTGCCCCGCCGGTCGCGGCTGTGGAGGACTTCAGGGAGTGGCGCCGGCGAATCACTATCGCCATCCTGATAGCCGGCGTCGCGATGGCCACCACCTTGGCGGTGGCCGCGTTCGCGCTCGGAGGCCAGAGCGAGGCGCAGGGCCGGGCAACCGCCAACGCCTCCGCTGCAGCCCAGGCGAACGAGAAAGCGGGGCTGGCCAACAACAACGCGTCGGCCGCCCTGGCTGCCGCGCGCGAGGCCAACCGGCGCCTGGTCGCGGCCGGCAAGCCGACCGTGCCGATCCCGACCATTACGGTGACGCCGTCCCTGCAGCCCGTTCCGGAGGGCCTCAGCGGCGCGCAACTGGCCGCGGTCCAGGTCCTGATCGCCAACCAGCTGGCTGCCTACCAGCCGAACCTCAGCCCGACCACGGTTCGTCAGATTGCCACGCAGGCCGCGGCACTGGTACCTAAGGCCGCCGACGGCAAGACCCCGACCGTGGCCGAGCTCCAGCCCATCGTGTTTGCTGCCCAGGCGGCGTACTGCTCCTCGGGAGTGTGCGCCGGTAAGGACGGAGTGAAGGGTGCCGACGCTCCCGCAGTGACCGATGAGCAGCTCCGGCCGTTGATCGCCAGTGCGCTTGCTGCGTACTGCGGCCAGGAAACCAAGCCATGCGACGGCAAGGCCGGAGCGGACAGTACTGTTCCGGGGCCATCCGGGCCTGCCGGTCCTTCAGGCCCACGAGGCGCCGCAGCGCCGTACATTGCAGATACGGACTGCGTCGGCGACGACGTGGACTCGTACTGGAGGCTGTACTTCAACGATGGGACAACCAAGACCTCCAAAGGTCCGTGCCGGATCGGGTTTGATCCGGAGCCAGGCGAGCCGACGGTTACACCGGGAGCTCGTAAGAAGTAGCAGGGAGGAAGCATGGCGGTCAGTCAGAACGGTTACGCAGCGAACGACATCAGCCGAACGCAGTCCTGGAAAATCCCCGGCACCGTACGCGCGGTCCGGTTGCGGAAGGGATCTCCCGGCGCGTTGCTGGTGCATCTCGCCGCTTGGTTCGACAAGAACGTGGAGGACATCGAGGCCGGTCAGCTCGATGACTGGGGCTACGCGGAACGCCCGATCAGGGGCGGGGTGCAGCTCAGCAACCACGCCTCCGGAACGGCAATGGACCTGAATGCTGTGAAGCACCCGCTCGGCAAGCGCGGCACCTTCACCAAGGCGCAAACCGAGAAGATCCGGACACACCTGAAGACCTACAACGGCTGCATCCGTTGGGGCGGCGACTACCAGAACCGGCCCGACGAGATGCACTTCGAGATCGACAAGTCCCCCGAGGCATGCGACGCGGCCTGGGGAAGACTGAACGCGAAACCCACTACCCCAGCTGGAGGAAGCACCATGGCAGAGCTGACCGAAACGCAGGTGTACAACCAGGCGCTGGCTGCGAACCGCCAGTACGGTCGCGACTTCTGGACCGCACCGACCGGCACCGGAACTGCCGCGCTCGCGTTGCTGCGGGAGATCAAGATCCAGCTGGACCGGATCGAGGATGACACCGACAGCCTTCAGGCCAGCCAGGCGCTGGTCGCCAAGCTGGACGCCAACATGGAGACGCTGAAGGCGGCGGACGGCGCATGAAGACGATCTTCGGTAAGCAACCGGCCTTCTGGCTCGGTGTACTGCAGGCGGCGCTGGCCTTCGTGCTGACGCTGCACCAGGTCGCCGCGCAACTGCACCTGACGGACGAGCGGGTCGGCACGATCATGGCCGTGCTGTTCGCAGTGCTCGGCATCTATGAGTCCTGGACGGTGCGGGACACGATGCTGGCGGCATTGACCGCGGCGGCCAAGGCCGTCATCGCCCTGCTGATCGCCTACCGCCTCGAAGTCAGTCCGGAGACCGCAGCCGCGGTGCTCGGCTTCGTGGCGATCATCGGCGGCGTCTTCGTGCGGGACCGGACGTCACCTCTGGTCGTGCCGTCCTTCGAGAGCGACGAGACCTCGCCGGTTCAGACCCGGGCCAGTACGACGCTCGTTGCCTGACAGCAGACACGGAACGACCCCGGCCAGGTGACCGGGGTCGTTCTACGTCCGGCTGCTGAGGGTCGGGGGACGCCCATGCAACCGGAAGATCAGGCCTTGCTCTTGCGCTCCAGCAGTACGACGGCGACAGTCAGCAGGACGAGCGGGCCGGCGAAGGCCGCGACCAGATCCAGCGCCGGAGCAGCGTCGTACTGAACCTCGGCGCCGACGGCCCGAAGATACATCCGGCAGGGACCGGCGATCGTAGCGCAGACCGCCATCAGTCCGAAGAAGCCGAGCAGCAGGTTGGCGGCGAGGCGCGGACGGCGCCAGGCGATGATCGCCTGGATCCACATGTCAGTCTCCTCCGCAGTTCGAGCAAGCCGGGACCGCTTCGCCGTGCTGCGCGACCAGGAGCGGGGGCGCATCCGCCTCGGGCAGCTCCCGGTCGCAGTACCAGCAGTTCGTCATGTGATTACTGTAGCTTTTCTATAGAGACAACGCAAGAGACCGAGCCGACTAGTTTCGCGGATACCATGAGACCGACGTCGTACCGGCCTGGAGAAGGAGCACCTGATGCAGAGCACCACGAAGGTAACGGACGCCTTCCGGCTCCAGATGAACCGCGCCAGGCAGATGCTGGACGGCAAGGTCGGGCTGGTCGGGTACGGCGTGATCGAAGTCAGGCGGCAGGGAGTACTCCGGCAGTCGATCCCCTTCACCAACCTGATCACCACAGCCGGGGACCAGTACTACGCGCAGAAGGGAATCGTTGGCGTCTCGCCGACCAACCCGTCCGCGCCTACGGTCGCCAGCGGGATGAAGCTCGGCACCGGTGCCACTGCGGCCGCCAAGTCCGGAGCGGGGGGCGCGCTGGTCACCTACAAGACCGCTTCCAACGTCGTCTTCGACGCTACGTTCCCCAGCGCCGCAGCGGTTGGTGGCGACGCCGGCTGGAACGCCACGTACAAGTCAACCTGGGCCGCAGGTGTCGCTACGGATGCCGCACTCACCGAGGCGGTACTGGTCAACGACGCGGCGGCCAACGCGACCAGTATCGCGGCCAACACGTACGCTCGTGTCCTCTTCAGCGCGGTGAACAAAGGCGCGCTGGACTCGCTCTCGATCACGTGGACGCACAAGTTCCTTGGCGCCTAGCCACTGCCCTACCGGATAGGCGGTGACGAATGCCACTAGTAGCCAACCTCACGCAGGACGGCGCGGCATCCAACACCGTCTTCAACACCGCGTCGGTCGCACCGACGGGCAGCCGGTTGATCCTGGTCGCGATCCACGCCTACGTCTCCACAGGGTCAGTCGCCCCGCCGACCCCGACCGTGGTCGGGAACGGCATCACCTACACGCTCGATGGGGCGCCGTCCGACGTCGACACGGCAGGTGTTGACCGGGCACGACTGTTCCTCTTCCGTGGCGTAGCGGCGTCGCCTACCAGTGGCGCCATCACCATCACGTTCGGCACGTCGATGACCCGGTGCTCCTGGGTGGTCGATCAGTCCGACGCGGACATTGATCTCTCCGGCGTGAATGGTGCCGGTGCTATTGCCCAGCGCAACATCGTCACCACTGCGGGGGCGACGTCGCTGAGTGCGAGCTACACGCCGTCGATGCGGGCCGACAGTTGCGGCTACTCGGCTTGGGGTCATCAGATCCAAGAGGTGAAGACGCCTCGCGCGTCATGGACCGAACTGTCTGATGTCACCGCGGTGACGTTGTCGTGCATCGAAACGCAGATGTTCGCAGGCACCGACAGCGCCGCGTCCGCTTCGTGGGTTACGAGCTCGCGCGCCGGCGGCATCGCGATCGAGATCAAGAAGGCCGCACCGTTCATCTGGACGTCCCCGTTCGGGCTGCAGGGCGGCACCACTGGCCTGACCATGGTCCCTCCGGCCAGCTCACTAGGCGACCTGCAGGTCATCTGGGTCGCGAACAAGAACTCGTCCGTCGACCCGACCGACCCATCGGGCGGGACCGGCGGCACGTGGATCAGGCGCGGCACTCGCGAGGTCGGGACCGGTGCCGACGGCGTGGGCACCGGCAAGATCCGGATCACTGCCTGGTCGCGGGTCCTCTCCGGCGCCGATGGGAGCACGTCCATCACCATCACCGGCGCGAACCGGTCGATCGGCGGCGGAACGGTCTACCACCTCACCGGCGCTGGGACGTGGGCAACGCCCACCATCACCTTCGGCGAGGACACCGACGCGTCCACGACCGCGTTCTCCGCGCTCATGGACGACGACCTTGCGACGGCCGTCGACGAGTACCTGTACTCGGTCGGGGCATTCACCGACGCGGTAGCGCTCAACGGGCGATCCCTGACGATCCCCGGCTCCACGCAGTCCCGCTACGACCAGATCGATTCCGCGGGCGGCGCCGTCGGCAACAAGATCTTCGTGTGGACCGATCAGCGGGTCGGGATGGTCGGCGCCCAGTCCGGGGCCGCAACGACTGGCGCGACCTCCGGTGTCGGTACGACCGGCGGCGCAATGCAGATCCGCATCGGGCTAGCCAGCGGCACTGGTTACACCCAGACCCCGACAGACGCGGAAGGCCTCACCGACACCGCCACGGTAGACCTGACCCACGACTCCGGCGGAGAGACCATCCTGCTGACCGACTCGGTCAGCCTCGGCACAGGCAAGGCGTCGTCCGACCCCGAGGGGCTGACGGACTCTACCGGGCTATCCGTAGGGCGCGGTGTATCTACCCTCGAAGCGTTGGGGTTGACTGACGCCGCTGCGCGGAGCCTTGATCGAGCTGCGGTGTACCCGGAGTCCGAAGGTCTCACCGACACAGCAGCCGTGGCCAGCGCCAACGCACGCGCGGCTACAGACTCCGAAGGTCTCACCGATAGCGCGGCGCTGGCGCAGGCGGCCAGCCGGTCCGATATCGAGGGACTGACAGACCAGGCCACGGTGACGGCTGGCCGGGTTACTTCGGTGACGGACCTGGCCGGGATGGTCGACTTCGTGTTCATCCAGCTGACCGAGTCCGGCGATTTTGCCGATACCCTCGGGATGACCGATCAGGTCATGCTTTCGCTGGAGTTGGCGGTTGCCGACGGCATGTCCCTGACCGACGTCGCGACCGGTCCGCCGGTGGCACCCGATCGGGACCTGATGCTGAGCGGTGCCGTCGCGGCATCGAGGCTTGTTTCGGTTGTTGAAGGCAACAGGTTCGTCGGCACCATCCAGCCGGCCCGGTTCAAGGGAGAGGTGCAATGGCGATAGTGCCGCGGACCATCAAGCAGGACTCGGTGGAGTTCGTGACCGCGATCATCACCGATCTGACCGGCCAGGACATCTCCGGCGCGTCGTACGAGGTGGCCCACATCCTCGACTCGCTGAAGGCCACCGACCCTAGTACGTACCCCTGGGAGACCCCGCACGCGGACAGCGAGTCGCCGACGGATTCGACCAGGCTGGTCAAGAAGCTGGTCACCGGCGTACTGATCGACGGCGCCAAGACCAAGTACCGGGTGTTCGTCCGGATCAGCGACAGTCCGGAGATCCCGATTGTCGACTGCGGGACCTACACGGTTGTGCCGTAGAGCTCAGGTCAGCGCGTAGTCCTCGCGCGCTCCGGTGACCAGCCGGTCCATCTGTCCTTCGGCGGTGTGGTGCGCCCCTGCCTGGTAGATCTCCCATGCCGTCTGGCCGTGGCCGTGGCCGAGCGCCCCGAAGGGCTGCTCGCCACGGCGGACACGGCAGTTGCAGGTCACGCCGATGCCGCCCGGACCGAAAGCCCGGAAGCCGATCTGATGCGGCAGCCTCCGGTTTGCGGCTACGGTCCGGACGGCAACCATCAGACGCCGCCTGCAGCGACGTTCCAGCGTCCGCCGTTCCGGTCGATATGCATCGTTTCCGGTTGGCGTCCGATGTCAGCCGACTGGTACGTCTCGTGCCCATCGGCCAGCACGCACTCGCCGAACTTGTTGCCGTGCTCGCACAGCTCGAAGCTGAGCAAGTGGACCGACACCTCCACCTTGATCAGACCGGTGGTGGCCATCAGACGGCGCTCTCGTTGTACGTCGCCACGAACTTGTCGACGTACTCGCCGTAGTTGTCCTGTTCGGTTTCCTCGTCACGCTCGATCGACTTGTGCAGGTCGTAGTCAGCGTGCGAAATGACCTGACGGAGAGCACGGTCCACCGACTCTCGGTCCAGGCCCTGACGGCGCTTGATCTCGGCCATCAGCTCCTCGCCGATGGCCTTGGCGCGATCCGAGTTGAAGACGCCAGCGCCTTCCGGAGTCTCCCAGCACACCGACGCAGCGCCGATGGCCTGGAAGACGGCATTCTCCAGTGTCTCCGCCTGGTCCAGATCGAACTGACCGGCCATCAGAAGCTGGCCTGCGGTGCGCCGGCCGGCGGCTGTCCCTGCGGGAAGCCGCCCGTGGGCAGTCCGTTCGGGTTGGGCTGCTGGCCGCCGAACTGCTGGAACGCCTGGGCCTGGGGAGCACCGGGCAGCTGCTGAGCCGGACCGGCCTGCATGCCCTGCTGCTGGAACTGACCGGCCTGGTCGGGCTGACCCTGGAAGCCCTGCACCGGGCCGCCGAACTGCTGCCCAGCCTGCTGCTCGATCGGCGCACCGAAGCCGGACCCTGGCTGCTGAGCGAGCTGCGTGAAGGCGGACGGCTGCTGGCCCTGCGCGGGGAAGTTGGCCGGATTGACCTGACCCTGGAACTGCTGGCCGGGGAACCCCTGGTCCTGCTGCTGGGCCGGTGCCTGTTGGGCCTGCGCGGGCTGGGTGAACTGGTTCATCCCGGCAGCTTGCGGCTGCGCAGCGGCGGGCTGGTTGGCCCAGTCCGGCGCCGCGTTGGGCTGCAATCCCTGGCCCGATCCCGGGAAACCTCCGAGCGGCATGGCGCCCGGACCGCCTGCGGGCGCGAACCCGCCCTGACCGCCTGCCGGAGCGCCACCGGGGAAGCCCGGTGCTCCCGGAACGCCGCCTGGCACACCGCCGGGGAAGGCCGGTCCGCCAACCGCAGGAGCGACCGCCTTTTGGACGGGCGGCTCCGGCTCGATCCCGTCGTCCGGGGTCCAGCCACCGAGGTTGATCCGGCTGGCGTCGCTGGCCTGCGGGCGGGCCGTGCCCTTGATGATCCGGCCGGTCTGCACCAGCGACTTGGCCAGGTAGTCGATCGTGTCGACGTCGATCGCGCGGCCGGCGAACATCTGGCCGAGCTGCTGACCGGTGACGCCGAAGGCCTCCAGCAGACCCAGGAAGAAGCCCATTCGCTGCTTGTCGGAGTCGGAGTTGCCCTTCGGCATGTTCTCGTTGTGGAAGGCCTTGCGACCGGCCAACGGACCGGATGCGACCTCCAGCTGCAGCGTCAGCATGAGCCCGCCGCCGCTGTTCTTCTTGCCTTCGCCGCCCACGACGCGGAATCGGTACGTTGCCGGGGGCAACGCCTGTCCTCCGACGATCGGTGCAACGCCCTGCAGCGCCTGCTCCCACATGACAGTGCTCATACGTTTGTTCCTCCAGTGAGTTGCGCCGCGGGTGCGGCTTGATAGCGGGTTTCCAGAGCCTGGACAGCCTCGTTGAAGGTCCATCCCCCGAGCTCGGGTCGGTTCTGGTCGCGGATGTGGATGATGCCAGACCCGTACGGCTGCTCCGGCGAGCCGGACAGCAACGGGGTCAGGATCTTGGTGCGGTCTTTGGCGACGTACATGCCGTAGGGCTGGACCATCAGGTTGCGGGTCAGCGTGTAGCCGTCCGCCGCGGTCTGGGTGTACATGTAGCCCACCACGTCTACGAAGCCCGGCAGGGAGTCACGCAGCGATCCCTGGACCAACGGCCGGCCGCGGTCGTCCTTCAGCCCGGTCAGCGCCAGGATGATGACGTTCATCAGCCGATTGTGCGGCGACTTGGCCAGGTCCCGGAGTTCGCGAACTGCGGTCTCCATCTCGATCAGCAGCTGCCCCCAGTGTGAGGTCTGCATCTGGTCGGTTCCCCGGATGGCGTCGCGACAGCGCTTCTGGATCTCGGTCAGACTGTCGAGCGTGACGGAGGTGAACGGGTGCATGCCGGTCTTCAGCCAGTAGTGCACGCGCTCCCAGGTCGCCCATTCCTGCACGATCACCCTGACGGTCTGGGCCGGCTGCTCGAAGCCCGGTTCACAGCCTTGCATGCCGGGCGGTGCGTAGTTGGGGTTCCAGATCTGCTTCGGCCAGCTCGGGCAGTACTCCGAGCCGCCTTCGGCATCGAGCACCAGGCGGATGCCGGGGATCGTGTCGGCCAGGTCGGACTTGCCGACGCCGGACTCTCCGTGGATCAGCGCGGTGAGGGTGCTCTGCTGGACCACTACTCCCACCGCCCGTCCGACATGCTCCGATGTGCGCCCGGGTGACCGACAGCCCGAACGCAGGATCCGGGTCCACGCGGGTTGTCCACGTCGCAGGCGCGCTTGTTGCCGTCCCATGGCGTCGTCGGTCCTGGCACCTTGGCAGATACAGCACCAAGGAGTTTCCTCCCGTCGATTGAATCCACAGCCGCAGACGCCACGGCGAGAACGTCAATCAACTCGGAACGTAGCTGGTCGATCGGGCCGTCGTACGTCATCGTGTGCGCTACCTCTCCGATCTCCTCGACCAGGATGGGCAGCCAACGAGGGTCCGTCGGAGAGACGGATTCGATGCTGTTCTCTCCGTGCTTTTCGTGGGCGCGACGTCGGGCATTCTGCACCTCACGCCATACGTCGTGGTCATCGCGGAAGCAGTGCGTGTCGTTCCCCATCAGCCCTTCTCCACTTCCGTGTAGCGCTCCATCGGGTCGTGCTGCTCGTACTGCGTGGCGATGATCGCCTGGACGTCTGAGCCGTCATCGAACCGCGGGCAGATCAGCTTGAAGGGGCAAGCCCAATCGCAGTCCATGCCCGGCGTCGGGTAGGCGACCTGCTGGTGGTCGGCGCCGGCATCCAGCCGGGCCTTCAGCGTCAGCAGGTCGTAGACCTCACCCCAGAGTCGGGTGTGGAAGGTCCGATACACCTCATCCGGGTGGTTGACGCCGGCCCGGCCGTAGAACGGCGGCTTGCTGGTCGCGGTCCGCTTCACCTTCCGGAGCATGTTCAGCATGCCGCCGTGGGCGAACTGCATCTCGACCTGTTCGCCGTTGTGCGCGCGGGCCAGTGCCTCCATTCGCTGCAGCCAGCCGTAGTGCTTGAGCTGCTCGTTGATCTCGATCTGCTTCGGAAGCAGGCCGAGTGCGGCGACGGACTTGTGGTCCATGAACCCACGGCGGCCGGTCGACTTCTCCAGCACCTCGGTGTCTAGCTTGCCGATGATCCAGACCTCGGTCCCTAGGATCGTGTCCAGGTAGACCTCGACCTCACGCTCAGCCGAAATCACCTCGATGTCCGAGTCCGATCCGTCTTCCTGCAGCCAGGCGAAGTACCCGGCCAGCATGATCTTGGCCAGCTCGTAGTCCTGCTGCATTTCCGGCGCCTTGTCGGTCGGAAACCGGGGGTCTGCGAGGCGTTCCTGGTAGTACTCGTCCAGCGGCCGGCGCCAGTCGAAGGTCTCCGGGTCGCGCGACGAGCCGAGCGCGTAGTACGCCTCCAGCGGGTGATGGACCATGTTGCCCACTGACAGCGCGCCGACGCCGTCACGGATCGGCCGGAGCTGGAGGTAGTGGCCCAGCCACCACTTCCGCTTGCAGCGCTTCACCGTCTGCAGCTCGGAGTTCGAGATCTTGCGGAACGCGTTCAAGTTGGTGCCTCCCGGTGCTGAGGGACTGCCCGGTCCCTGGTCGGAAACCGTAACACGAAGTATAGAATTTTCATAGACAGCTTTGGACGGCAGCCGGCATCCAGCGCACACCCAGAGATCCGACTCACGGTCATACCCGAAGCCGCCCGGCCCGCGCGACGGCGGGCAGGCTCCTGGGCTCGCGCAGTACGGCAGCGGGCTGGTCACGCCAGATACCTGCGGACGATGATCCCGGCCCGGTCAGCGGCAGCTGCGCAGTGCGTGGCGCCGCGGCTGCCGTCCTTGATGAAGGCCAGACACAGTGCGGCACCGAGGTCCACCATCTCCTGATTGCGCTGGAAGCCGGCGGACTTGCCGTGCGTGCGCCAGTCGGCGGGATGCGGTTCGACCGGGAGCCCAGCCTGCTGCCAGACCTGGTCGGCCAGTGCGTCGGCGCCACTGGAGCAGGCACCGTGGACCAGCAAGGCGTCGACACCGATGGTCCGGCACTCGCCCCAGACTTGAGCCAACGCGCCGTAGATCACCTCTCTATCCGTCCAGGAACGGCTGCCGGTGACGAGGATGCGCGCGATCACTCGATCCCCTTGAACTGGAGCATCGTGTAGAGCACCCGGGCATCCGAAACAACCTGCTGGAAGTGCTCGTACTTGCGCTCCAGCGCCTCGATCTGCTCGAACTCCTCGGTAGTGCCCTCGGAGACCACGTCCAGAATCGTGACCGACTTGGCGTGCTGGCCGGGCCGGTCGATCCGCGCGGCGAACTGCTCGTTGTCGACGCGGCTCCACGACTTCTGCAGGAAGACCAGCGTGTCCGCCTTCACCAGGCTGTTCAGGCCTTCCTTGGCGGCCGAGATAACGCACAGCGCGATCCGGGTATTGCCGAGCTCGAAGTTGCGCTCCTGCCGCTCCTGCTCGTTGTCACTCATCTGGCCGGCGATCAGGCTGTACGGGATCTTGGCCTTGTTCAGTGCCTCCTCGCACAACCCGATCAGCTGACGAGACGTGGCGCCGAACACGATCGACCGGCCGGGCCGCGGCTGCGAGTCGATCCCGAAGTCCTCCACCAGCTCCAGCATCGTGCTGACCTTGTTGGACGGGGTCTGAAGCAGCAGGTCCAGGATCGGCTCCTGTGTGATCGGGTCGCGTCGGCCCTTCTCGACCATCGTCCCGTAGGCCTGTGCAAGCTGCGTCAGCCGGTTGGACTTGGACATGGCGTCGGTGGCCTTCAGGATGCCGGAGTCCATCTCGGCCAGCATGTTCTTGGCCAGGTCCTCGTACGCAGTGGCCTGTTTGGTCTCCATCGGAACTGTCAGCGTCTGCTTGACCACCTTCGGCTTGAAGGGGTCGAACTGCTCCCGCATCCGGCGGATCGAGCTCGGCAGAATCGCAGCGTAGAACTCCTCTGCGTTCTCCGGCTTCACCCCGCCGATCTTCATGCCGCCCCACCCGTTGTACTCCAGGTGCGCGTACCGGTCGATCATCCGGCTGTACGCCGGCCAGCCTTCGGGATCGATGAAGTTCAGCAGCGACCAGGCTTCGGCGGCGTTGTTGGCGATCGGCGTACCGGTCAGCGCCCACCGGAAGCGGGCGGGGGAAGTCCCGACGGACGGGGTTCCGTTGGCGATCGCCTTGAGCGCACGGGTCTGCCGGGACTTCCGGTTCTTGGCCCGGTGTGCTTCGTCGGCGACTACCGTACGCCAGGGGATCTTGTTCAGCTCGCCGGGTGTCTGGTCCTTTTCGGTCAGCTCGATCTGCCCGAAGGCCTCCACCCGGGACAGTTTGTGGAGTGCCTCCCAGTTGATCACCAGGACCTGCGGGAGGTCGGAGGTCGCGAACTCCTCCGGCGATGACCACGGGTCGATCCAGTTCGAGAACTTCGCCAGGACCTTACGTTGCGCGGCCAGGCCCTTCGGCATGATCTCCATCCGCAGCTCCGGGTAGAGACCGCCTAGCCCGTCACCGATCTCCTCCAGCGCGATCTTGCGCCAGCTGCGACGGACCTTGTTCGGGCAGACGATCAGCGCCGGGAACACCTGCTCTTCGCCGTGCACCGCGGCGGCCATCTTCAGCGCGGCCAGTGCGGTGGCGGTCTTGCCGCCGCCCATCTCGTCCATCTCCAGGTACCGCTCGGCCCAGACCATCGCCTGCACGGCGGCGCGTTGGAGCGGCCAGAGACGGGCCACGGTCGGACCGTCTCCGAGGTAGGTGTCTGGCTCGAATCGGAGGTTGGTCAGCGGTCCGTATTTCTGCTTCCAGGCGGCGTGCGCCCACTCGCTGTACCGGTCGGACGGCTGCAGCAGGTGGCCGAACACGCCGTTGATCGCAACGTACGCCGGCCAGGACACCGGGCACACCCAGGCGCCGTGCCCGCCGGTGAACGGGTTCGGCATCTGCTCCTTCCAGGACGTGCCCGGAATCTGCTTGGCCAGATCCTTCTCGTGCAGCCCGGTGTACAGGCAGAAGGTGCTATTGGCGGGTTCGTGGTCAACGATCACAGCAGCTGCTCCAACGGGATGAGGTTGTGGTCCACGGCCCACTTCAGGGCGTGCTTGGCAGCGGCACGGCGGTGACCAGCTTCGCCCTTCACGCCTTCCTTGGCGGGCCACCAGCCGATCGCCTTCAGCTTGCTGCCGGACTTGTCGAAATTCATCGCCGCCGGCATGGAGCGCTCCAATGGGATCTCCAGCCGACGACACCACATCTCGGCCACGCCGATCTGCTTGACCGACCACAGGTACTCGTCGGACGGGTTGGTCTGCGCTGTCTTGGCGGTGACCTTGAACCCCTCGATGAGCACCCGGTCCAGGCGCCACAAGATCAACGGACTGTTGCTGGTGGCATCGGGTTGCGGCTCCATCCAGTCCAGGAAGGCATCCTGGGGAAGCTCGCCGCCCATCCAGTCGCTGGTGCTGAAGTCGATGCAGAACCAGCCGGTTGCCTTACCCGGGTCGATGCTAAAGAGGCGCATTAGAGAACCCCTTCCAGCATCACGCGCAGGTAGTGCTGGTCCATGGCTTGCTGCTTCGACAGTCCCGTTGCTGCCTTGGTGTAGTCGGCTGCCTTGCAGGTCTTGCAGGCCCTGCCCCTTCGCTTCAGCAAGTTAGGTGCCTTCAGCAAATGTCCGTAAGGGCACCGTTTCTTGTTGGTGTTGGCATGGTTGCCGTGGCGGATCTGGTCGATGATGTTTTCTTTCCGCGTGTCCCATCGGAGGTTTTCTAGCCTGTCATCCAGGGTTCCTCCTGATCCATGGCAGCTGTCGTACTTTGGCGGCCGAGGCCCGACAAAAGCTTCAAGAACAAGCCAGGCGATCGTTCTGGTTGAGTTTCTGCGCTCTGGGCTTTGCAGGTTGACAATGCGGTAATACGCGGATCCCCGCATCGGAACCGGCTTCAAGACCTTGCCCTCCGCAATCCTCCAGCCACGACCGAAGGCTACTTTCCGGGTCAGGGAACGGACGCGGCCCATGTTGCTGACCTCATACAGACCTTCCCAGCCAACGACCGCACGCCACTCTTCCATGGGATCTCCCGGTATCGACAACATATAGAGATACTACAGCATTAGACGACCAACGGAAGAGGATCGTCCCCCCACCGGCGCATCACTTCTACGTCCACGCTGAGAGGCACGGCGAACCGGTTGTTCTCCGGCATCACTTCTCGGATGGTCCGGACCGCGTCATAGACAGCATCCTCGCTGACATCGAACAGCAGCTCGTCGTGGATGGTCAGCAGCATGTGCTCGCCCACCCAGGTCTTGCTCAGGGCAACCATCCGGTCCTTCATCACGTCGGCTGCGGTGCCCTGGATCAGGTAGTTGACCGCCTTGTATGCCTGGCTCGGCCAGCACGGCTCCTTCCGGCCGTACGCCGTCATGACGTAGGCCTCACCGGTGGACTTCTCGCGCTCGTACAGCCGATCGGTGATCCGGCCCTGGAATCCACCCGACTTGCGGGTCTGCGGGAACTCGTCCTCGTACTTGGCGATGACCCGCCTGGCCTCGTCCAGCGACAGCCCCGAGCTGGCGGCGAACTTCTCCAGGCCGGAGCCGTAGATCTTGCCGAACTGGACCGTCTTGGTCCGGTTGCGCAAGGCTTTCGGTACTGCCTGATCGAGACCCAGGCCGAACACCATCCGGGCCGCCATGCTGTGCAGGTCGTACCCGGCGTAGCCGCCGGCGGTCATCTGGTCGCCGTACCGGATCGAGTTCAGCATGTTGACGTCGCCGGAGTAGTGCGCGAACAGACGACCTTCAATCTGGTCGTAGTCCGCGCTGATCAGCACGTGTCCCGGCTGGGCAACGAAACCCTTCCGGATGCGCTTGTCGTCGCGCGGCAGGTTCTGCAGGTTCGGCCGGCTTGCCGACATGCGGCCGGTCCGGGCGCCCAGCGGGTTGATCGAGCAGTGCAGCCGGCCATCCGGTCCTGCGAGCTCCAGGTGCTGCTCCACGTACTGCTGCAGCTTGGTGTT